TGGCAAGTTTTGGCGTTTCCAATCCTAATTTGTCAATTCAAGAAGCTTTATCTTCAGCCGGCAATCAGATGGCGCTTGCGCAACACGGGCCAGGTATGGGTCCGCTTACCGAGGCTGATTTCCAGGTATATAAGCAAATTGTTCCGGGGCTTAAAAATACACCATTAGGTAACGCCCTCATTATGAAACGTTTACGCAGAGAATCGGCTGGCAAGCAACTATACGCGGAAGTCCTTCAAGATCAATATGCAAGGACTGGCAAATATTCTCCGGGGAACGCATGGAAAGAGGTTGCAAAACGTCTCGACCAACAGATGGGGCCACTTATCCCGACAGTAACCCAAGAAGAACTTGCGGCTAACAAGTCTGTGTATATTGGGCAAGTAATAATGATAGATGGCCAACCGAAATATGTTAAGCGTATAGGGGCAAGATAATGGATATTGAGCTTGTCCCGCTCGGCGGTGGTACCCGCGCGGCCTCACAAGACGCGGCGAATAAACTAAACGCTAACGAATACGAACTTGTTCCTCTTTTCGCCAAAGCGCCCGACATTTACCAAGGCAGCCAGCCGGTCGGTGAACTGCCAGAGATAACAGATCAAAGCACTGTCCCATGGTTTAAAAGCCTTGGGACAGACTTAAAATTAATGACAACTTCCGAAGAAATGGAAAAGGCAAGAATACTTAAAAAAGCATTTCCAGACAGAACCGAGATTTCAGTAGATTCCACGTCAGGGAAACCCGTTGTTTCGCTTGACGGTAAATCATTTGTTATGAATAAGGAAGGAATGTCAGCACAGGACTTGAATGATTTTGTTGCAGAGACAGGGCAATTCCTCCCTGCTAGCCTTCTTTCTGGTGGTGCTGGGCTGCTAGGACGCCTTGGAATGGGCTTGTTGTCTTACGGGGCAACAGAGAGCGCAAGAGAATTTGCCACCACGCTATCGGGGGGGAAAGACCCTGGCGAATCTGCTATTGATCTTGTGGACGTAGCAACAACAGCGGGGATTGGCGGAACATTAGAGGCAGTATCGCCGCCTATGTTTAAGCTGTTAGGGAGGGCTTTTAATGCAGCAAAAAACAGATTCGGCGGGACTAACGAAGTTCCTGACGAAGTTTTAAAAACGTTAATAAAAGCTGCGTCTGATGGCGACGAACAAGGTCTTTACCGCGCAATAACGTCTGCTCAAGGTGGTGACAGCGGCGGCATCCCGTTAACGCAAGGCCAGAAAAGCGGGAGCTTGTCTGCATTAGAAACAGAGTCAATGATGCGCGAAGGAACAGGCGCATACGGGGAAGGCGCGACAAACGTTATGCGCGGCGCTGACAACAGGCAGATGGACGTTATACTTAATCAGGCTGGAGATTTGCAGTCTGACATAGGGAGAGGAACAGGTTTTGCGCCAGAAGTTCCGTCAGAGATTGGCAGTCGGTTACAAGGTGATTTGATAGAACGTGAAGCCTCTGAAAATGCTGCTGCTGGTGCCGCTATGGAAGCGGGCAAAGAGGCAATGAAAACGTCGCCTGTTGCAGTGCCAGGAGATGTCTTTAAGGCTGGTATACTTAAACTTAGAGATATTCCTAGAGAGTTTGGTATTGGGCCGCAACTTCTCAACGAAATGCCGCAATTAAAAATAGCAATGACGCGGATTCGTACCTTCGCAAAAGCGGCGGAGCGAGGGAGTGTAAAGGCTGCTGATTATAGTAAAATAGTTGACGCAAGACAAACTTTGCAGACGCAAATAGACAGCGTCAAAATGGATAGCAAAAAAGAGAAGGCAGCATTGATAAAAATGGTGAATTCGATTGATGAAACCATTGATGACATGATGACGAACGGCTTGGCAATAGGCGACCCGGAAACTATTAATGTTGTTCGTTCTGGGAACAAAGCATGGAGCCAATACAAGAAAAAGTTTTTCCCGGGCAAAGACGACAGATTTGGGAATAAAGATGTTGGAGGTAAAGCTTTAACTAAGATACTCGGCGATGAACCTCCAGAACGTGTAGCCAACATGCTGTTTAGTATATCAAAGGCGGCACCATCGAAAGAACGCGTTCAACTTATTAAACGTGTAAAAAATATATTTGGTGACGACAGCGAACAAATGAAACTTATCAAAGATGGGTTCATATATCGCATGTTCACCAACACGTCCGGGCTAGGCAAAGAAGGTGTTACACGAACATCTATAGTTAAAAACTTTCGTGAGGCATTTGAGAAAAGTCCGACGGCGGCAAAACAGCTTTTTACAGAAAAAGAAATAGTTAAAATCCGCAAATTTGTGGGCAGGGTTTCTAGAACGATGCCCGCAGAAATGTCTATCAACCCAAGCGGGACAGGCAGATTTATGGCAAGATTTTTTACTGACATGACTTCTGGCGGCTTTATGGCAAGGATTGGGTCTTCTGCTCGCGGACTCCCTTTTGTTGGGGAAGCAGGGGAGAAAGGGTACGCTAGAGCACTGGCATACGCTAACATTTTAAGTACATCCCCCCTCGGAGCGGCTGGCGTTGCTGCTATTGACACAGAAAACCCAGACAGTGCTGCTCAATCTATTACTAGGGGCGCGGCACAATCCATCTCAGATATAATTCCAAAGGACGAATACTAATGGCAACCTTTTACGATTGGTCAACAAGCCCAGCATCAAACGCATCCGTCGGCAATATCGATTGGGCTGAAGGCATGGCACCGAGCCAAGTCAACAACTCAGCACGTCAAGAGATGGCAGACGTTGCGGCATGGCGTGACTTTTTCGGCGGGGCTAAAACCACGTCAGGCACAGATACTATAACTTTGACATCCGGCATGACAATCACGGCCTATGCTTCGAACCAATTATTTGTTGCGAAATTAGGCGGTACAAATACCGGCGCAGCAACACTTAATATTGACTCGCTTGGGACTAAGGCCGTCGAAATTAATGGATCAGCAGTAACGGCTGGCGAATTAGTTGCGGGCAAGTTTTATATGTTTGTTTACGACGGCACAGCATTTCAGGCATCTAGGGTCTCAGCGGCATCTGGATTTACTAACCCTATGACCACTCAAGGCGACATGATTCGCGGCGGCGCGTCTGGTGTGGCGGAGCGTGTGGCAATTGGTGCGGCTAATACTGTTTTAATATCTGATGCGACGGACGCTGATTGGTCAAAGCTACCCATCGCCTCTATCGCTGACGGCACAGACGGCGAGTTGATAACATGGGACGCTGCTGGCGCTCCTGCGGTGGTTGCAGTCGGCACGTCTGGGCAAATATTAACTTCTGGCGGTGCTGGCGTGGCCCCTACTTTTGCAACCCCTGCTGCTGGTGGTGCATGGGAATTTGTAGACACAACCTCTGCTGCTGGCGCAACAACTTACTCGTTGCTAGAGGGTAACGTATCCTCTGGCTATGACTACATGATTGTAATGACAAATTTCAAGTTCAGCGCTGACCTTTCTCCTAAGTATCCTCGTATTGAATATGGTTCTGGTGCTGGTCCAACGTATCAAACATCTGGCTACAAGAACAACAACGCTGTGTTTAGTGAAGCTGCAACTCTTAATGCTAACGATCAAGTCACAAGCGCGCACCCATTAGCTGCTCCCGGTACATATCGGATAGGTGGCACAACTGCTGGTGAATACTTTAACTGTGAGATTATGTTCTATGATCCTGCTGCTAACGATATAACATATATGAGAGCGCACAACACATCTGCTGCCAGTAATGGGCATTCCCATCAAGGGTTTGTATCGGGGCATAGAACCACTGCTGATATCTGCACAGGCTTTCGCATCTACATCGACGGTGCCAAGACGATGACCAGCGGAACGTTCACCACATATCGTAGAAAGAGGACAGCTTAATGGCATATATTTGTGTAGCGCATTGGGATGCAGTGACCAAACAAATCACTGGAGAAAATAGTCGAGAGACAGAAGCGGAAGCACAGGCGCTTGTCGCTGCAATGGTATCCGAAGGCGATGTTAATGCCTTCTTTGCTGCTGAACCAGACACAGACAAACGCTATTGGATAGTAGATGAAGCTACTAATACTGTTATCCATAGTACTGCACATGAAGACGCAGCCACAGCACAAGCTGCTCGTGACGCCATCTTCATAGAGATAAAACGCATAGAGTCGACAATTCCTGATCGATGGGTTCGTGACGCGGCGCTAGGTGATGCATACGCAATCAGCGAATTAGAAAAAACTGAAGTTCTCCTTAATATTGAGCGGGCCAAGTTATGACCGACGACTCAAGCCGCAGAGGTAGCGACGAGAAAATACTCCAGGTCCATACGCAAATGGCGGTGCTAATGGATAACGTTGCATCAATCAAGGAAACCATGGAGCGCGTTCCTTTGAACGCTCAAGACATTTTATTCCTCAAAGACAGGCTTATGCGTCTTGAGGGTGAAGTCTCGGTACTACAAGACAAACTAAAACTAATCGAAATGACTCATGCATTCTTTAAAGTGTTTAAGTATATCGCTGGCTTTGTTGTTGTTGTCGGTGCTGCCTGGGCAATCTTTTCCGGAGCGGTTAAGTAATTACACATTTTACTGCCCTCATAACCGTTGTTTGGCTAATGTCCAATCCAGCATCGCCATCCGACCGGAGCGCTGTCATTTACAAAAAGAGTTTCCCAAGCGAGCAAATATGTCTTAAGGTTTTGGCATTAAAGGTTAGTGAGGCTGAAAAAACCTATGGGGAAATTCGCACAGTAACGCTTGTCTCAGCCTGTGTGCCGACAGTGAGGTGATGTTATGCGTATTCTAGGTGTTTGTTTTGCTGCGTTAATAGTCTCAGCGTGTGCCACAGGCACAGTAAGCCAGCCGCAAGTCTCAATGTGCGGTGACGTTAAAAACGAATTTTCAAATTGGCGGGCCGATTTATTCGCAAAAAACCCAACGGCACAAGAACGCCCGCTCAACGCAAATGAGACTGAGGTTTTTATATCTGCCTATAATGCAACGCCTCCGGTTTCACATTTAAGCGCAGCGCATATAGCGGTTTACCATGTCGAAGGTTTCCCGCAAATGCTTGTCGTTTGGCTTGATGAATCGTCTTGCGTTCAAAATACGTCAATGATTCCTGTCGAACATATGAAGAAATTACTTAAAGGATATCCAGTCTATCCGACCAATCAAAAACAGACATAGGGGAATAAAATGCCGTTTAAACTAGACCCGAACTTGCGTGAATACTCGACTGATTTACAGTGGCTAAAACATGAAGCATTGGCAGAACATGGCACTCACCTAAAGGCCGCTGAATCTCTCGGGGTTGCTAAGTCCAACATCACAACAGCGATACTCGCGGTTAAAAAGAAAGCTGCAAGCCATGGATACTCCCCGGATCACGGATGGCAACACCCTGTTCCGGCTGGTTTCCTAGTCAAAGCGACAAGCACATTAAGGGACGCACAGACGGGCGAGGCAAAACTTGTCTGGGAAAAGACTGAGCGCGACAAAGAAGAACTTGAAATTGCAATGCATGAGGCAATTGAAGCCCTATGCGACGATATAAAGCCATTGCCTGCAATACAACGGCCTAAACAGGCAGATACCGACATGCTGTCAATTTATCCGGTCGGAGATCATCATATTGGCATGCTCGCATGGGATGAAGAAACGACTGACAATTATGACACTGGGAAAGCCGAGCATTTATTGCATGGCGCTATGGACTATCTCGTCGATGCAGCACCAAAATCAGGCGAGGCGTTAATCATCTTATTGGGTGATTTCCTGCACTATGATTCATACGTTCCGGTCACTGAAAAATCTAAAAATATCCTTGATGCAGACACGCGTTACCCTCGAATAGTCAGGGCTGCAATGAGAGCAACCCGTCACGCCGTTTCAAGGGCCTGTGAGAAGCACGACAAGGTTCGGGTCATAGTTGTGGCCGGAAACCATGATGCGTCCTCTATGGTCTTTCTACGGGAAGCTATGCATTGCCTTTATGAAGAAAACCCGCGTGTCGAAGTGGACCGTTCACCAAAGTTATTTCATTACCATCAATTCGGGCAGACATTAATAGGCGCGCACCACGGCGACAAAGTAAAGATGGCGGACCTACCCTTGTTGATGGCGACAGACCAGCCTGTATCATGGGGAGAAACAAAACATCGATATATTTATATCGGCCACGTTCACCACGATTCAGTCAAGGACTTTAATGGAGCCAAAGTTGAATCATTGCGTATTCTTGCGCCTGGAGATGCATACGCATACGGGGCAGGATACAGAACGCAGCGCGACATGAAGCGCATTGATATTCATTCAGAGTTTGGCGAAGTCGGTCGGCAAACCGTCACCCCGGATATGATAGGTTGATTTATGAGCATTACACTGATGTTCCAATCTCGGCTTGGCCCTCGGAGTTCTTTTCGACGCGTGAGATTGCGTGTAAGGGAACGGGCGAAATACTCATCAACGTTCCGGCTCTACAGGCGTTGGATGAATTCCGTCGTATTATCGGTGTGCCGTTTTCCCCGAATAGCGCTTATCGTTCTGCATATCATAATGCGCGTATTGGCGGTGCGCCTCTCTCTCAGCATCGCCTCGGCACGGCTTTCGATATCCCGCTATCTATCGGGACGAAAGAAGAAATCGAACGTATTGGACGGGCCGTGGGGTTTCGGGGGTTTGGATTGAAATACAATACATTCGTGCATATTGACATGGGTAGAGCGAGAACCTGGTGATGATGGATTTAATTACGTCTGCTCTGTTTGGTGCTGGCACTGGTGGCATCGGTCTTTTGTTCGGATTCGTGACAAAGGCGTTCACATGGTACGCAGAAGCCAAAGAGAAAGACGCGGAACATAAACGCGTTTTAGAGCTGACACGGCTTAACTCGGAGATCAGAGATAAAGAATTTGAGAATGAACGTGAGATTGCTTTGGATCAAGCCGCCGTTCAGCTTCGTAATGCGTCGTATGCACATGATAGCAACACGGGCAAAGCCTCACAGTGGGTTATTGATACGCTTCGGATGGTTCGCCCTTCTGTTACAGGCATTCTTATCATTCTGCTCGGAATCATTTATTTCACAATAGCGGATCTAGGTTCAAAGGCAGAGATTGTCAGTTCCGTAATTTACATGGCCACATCGTCAGTGACTTGGTGGTTTGGTGACAGAATGACTCAAAGGAAAAAATAATGACCGACAATATCATAGAATTCCAACCTTTCTCCATCGATAGTTCATGTCTCAGTCTCCTTTGTTGTGGGTTAGCTTGCTAGCCCTTTAAACGCCCAATAGGGCCACGTTACGGCGTAGAAAAGCCCGTAGTGTAGCCCGACCAAAAAATATAAAAGTGCTATCAAAGTAACTGTGCCATAGAATACTTCTCGAATTGCAAAATAAATTTTCATCGTCTATTCTCCTTTGTTGTGGGTTAGCTTTTCTTTACTTTGTTTAAACGTTCAACAGTGCAAGTTTAGCTTTTTCAAGTAGCCACATAACATCGCCACCATCTGCAAAGCTGGATGCAAAATATAGTTCTCCGTCCTTGTCCCATCCCAAGACCACAACCCTTTCACTGATATCCTCTTTCGCGGCATCCAAGACACGATCCACAGGTAAGTCTAGGCGGGTGATATTCCCAAGTGGTATAACGTTATCATTCTCCATTTATCTTCTCCTTTCCATGCCCACGAGGGGCTCCCTTACGAAATTGCGCGCCGGACTAATTCTGGCGCTGATACTTGTAGTGCCGCCGCAATGCTGACGATGGTTTCCAACGTTGGGTTTTTGCTCCTGCCATCTTCCAATTCCCAAACCTGTGTTTTGGATAGGCCTGCACGATCTCCGACCTGTTGAAGAGATAGACCGAGTTCCGACCTTCGCTGTTTGATAATGTTGGCTAAAGCCATGACCAGTTCTCGCTCCTTGCTTATGTCCACATTTCGCGCTTTTCGCGCACGTAATTTTCAATATCCAAAAGGTTGATCTTTAACTCTTCGTCGGTGCGATCTGGATCGACGTGTAGCTGATCCAGCGCGTCTAAGACCTCTTGCATTAGCTCGTCCACTTACGTAGCTGTATCTAGATGTGCATGCTTGTTCAGCCATCCGATCAGGTCAGATTTCCTTTGCGGTACGTCGTGTGGGTAGAGTGTACAGCTCTCATCTTTATGTACTTTCGCAATGCTTTTAGCTTCTCGCTTAGTACCCGACCACCTATTGAGTGCACCGACCGTATGATTAAACCACGTCACTTCATAAACTCGCATTACAAAACCCTCCTTTGTGCGATATCGTAATCGCGATATCGGCCTTGCTTTATTGGCCCAAAATCACCGGCTCTAAAAACCGTATCATGTTTGCTGGTGGTGTTTCAACTGCACCATCGCGCTATACCCTCCTTTAATCTAACGGCTTCCAATGTGTGACGCACTGCGCCGAAAGTTCAGCGTCAAGTGACGGCTTTGGATCACGACTGGCTAGGTATTCTACGTTAAGCGTTGCGCCGTTCTCGCCATCTATTATTACTGCTGCTGCAATTATCGTCATTAGCTTTCTCGCTCCTCAATAGTTGGTTAGTGACGTTGGCCCAAAGAACGCGGTCCAATCGCCGTTGGTGTACCTTTCGATGCAAGGCCATCGCCATACGTTCATATGCACTCTAAAACACACCATTAAATACACTCCTTTGTTCGTTCGTTGACGTGCGGACACGCAGCACAGCGCAAATGCCAGCAATGCGGATTGCCACACCATTTTGGGTCGATGCTCATATGTCATCGCCTTTAGGTAATACGGAGGTCTCTTGAAGAGCGGGCATGACGCGTTCTAGAAACGCTGCCTCGCATGCTGCTTTGGCCTGTTCCGGCGTTTCGTGGAAAGAGCCTTCCATCCAATCGCCGTGAGCGCCCCAACCCTTCGCCGGGGGCGTTGAGAAGCGCCTTCCATCATGGCTGGTAGGTGGAAATTTCACATTATCAAAGGCCTGATACCGAACGTCGCAGATTTCGGCTTCGAAAAAGCCGTCCTTTATCTCGACCCATTCTAATGGTCGGATCGTGTACGTTTTCATGAGTTATCCCCGGTAGCTTTTATGGACGGCGGTTGTGCTTCGCTCAGAAGGGTTAAGATTTTATCCGCCATTAGGGTATACGAACTCTCAGCACGCTCAGTACTCCTCTCAGCACACGCAGCACTCGCAGCACTCCTCTCAGCACTCCTCGCAGCATTCATAGCACTCCTCGCAGTACTCCACGCAGCACTCTCAGCACTCCTCGCAGCACTCCCAGCACTCCTCGCAGCACTCGCAGCACTCTCAGCACTCCTCGCAGCACTCTCAGCACTCTCAGCAGCACTCTCAGCACTCTCAGCAGCACTCTCAGCACTCTCAGCAGCACTCCACGCAGCACTCGCAGCACTCCTCGCAGCACTCCTCTCAGCATTCATAGCATTAGCAGCCTTTTGATCTACAGGTTGACCCTTAAGTGGTATCAAAACATCTGCACATTGCTTAATACTGTCTTTGACAAGAGGGTGATTGATACCGGGATTAACTTCTTCGTCAGTCAGTAACCAATATTGAAATTTCCAACCGACCAGTGACAAGTCAGCTCCGGGCTCAATAGCAGACATGAATCGTGTAGGCCACTTCATTGCCGCTTCGTTTGGTAATCCCTCGAAAATACGGTCTTCAAGCCGTGCCAGCATGACAGGAATGCCAAAGCGATCTTCATAATCCATGTGATTGCCAGAATGGATTGTGCACCCGACTGCACAGCCTTTGCCGTTTTTCCAATACTGGCCTTTTACGATTTGATCCGCAGACGCGTGGTCTGCTAATTGTGACAGAATGTCATTCTTTATTTTTGGATCGTTATAGTAAGCGAGCATAATTATATCCCTTCATGTGGTGTGCAGTATTTTCCGCCGCACTCTTGATAATCGATTTCATATTGCGCCTGAGTTTCAGCCATTGAAACAAAGACAATGAACATTAATGTTGATAACAATAACATCAAGCTAACGCCTAAAATAAACATTTTCATTTGAGAAGCGCCTCTGCTTGCTGGATTGATAGGCCGCCATGCAAGCAGAGCCAAGTCACAGCTTTGAACTCTGTCATCTCGCCCCGTCCAATCCGGTCTTTTAAAATTTCTTGGTATGTCATTTTATTATCCCTCTAATTTTTGCTACGGCTTCAATATGGTCTAAAATAAGTAAAGTCTCATCCGCCCGTGATTTATCTGGGTATCCTGGGCTCCCCCAATGGCCCCGCGCTTCTGATATAGTGAAGTCACGACACCCCGCGCGGATTTGAAGAGCCCCTTCCCTTGCCCATCCGACAAATCTGTATCCGTCA